CAACAAACAAATTGTTGTTGACTGTACCCTGTGCTTGTTCTTCAGGTGTAGCATCTTTAACTTTCTTATCCGACATAGACACGAGATCTTTGTTTGCATCAACGAGAGTTTTCATGATCGTAGATACGACTTCATATGCACGAGGATGTTCTGATGCTTTCGCAACTTCTAACATCTCTTCAAGCGCATGTGTGCCTTTTTCGATTACATTATAAAAGTTTTCTCTTGCGTATTCATAATCCTTATCAGCGTTTTCAACTTTAGAATCACTCGCAGGAACTTTAGTTAATGTTGTAACCTCATTTTCTGGTAAAGGAACCATTCCCAATGAGTCACTAATTTCCTTCATACTTTATTCCTCATCAATAATTACAATCGATCTCCATGAATCATCTTCATCCCAATAATCATATGTTAATGTTGCAACACCGCCAGTAACTTCTGAACCTGTTGTTGTGGCTGTAAACACATCTCCTTGTTTAGGTGTTGCACCAGTGCCTTTATCAGGCAATTCGTAGTTGTCGGGTGAACTTGTAGGCGCTTGCCTATTTGCCTCCCAACCTGCTGTTTCCCATTGTGCCTTTGTTCCTGTACCTAAATCAAGAATACGATATGATTTACCCACTTCAAACTGCCCTGAATTGACTGAAACACCTGGTTGAGATGTGTGCGTTTGCAATTCAGGTTGTCCTATAAAAGGCAAATCTTCATATGTGTTAGTTTCAACAAACTTGATAACCTTCTTATTTGATACAGGACCAAAATAATATGCTTTTACTGTGAAGTTCAAGGTCCAGTTTAAAACACGTCTTTGCGTGAAGTCACCTTCATATTCATCACTCATTGTAATGCCACTTAAAATGACAGGCACATCAAAATACATATCCATTTCATCAACAAGTTTAACTGATGCAGTAAACTCAGGTTTAAAAAACGGCATTATTTGTTCTATAATTTTCAATCCATCTTCTGTATGTTTTGTCATCACATTTAATTGAAATTCAAGATCATACGGAGCAGGAACAAATTGTGATATTTTTGTGTTCCCATCATCCCGAATGACTTTATTGTTTTTTGTCAGCGATGTCAACTTTCTTTCAGGAGCGAAAGACATATTCGTAATTTCAAATGACATTCTTGGTAATGTCATCGCTGTTGGATTGTTTAAACCAGGATCTTGTTCTATGCGAGCAAGGATCTTTTCCATGGGTGCGTAATGAATAGGCACTTTCATTGTTTGAATTGTTTGACCAGAATTATCCTTACGTGAAATCTGAATATCGTTAAACAATGTTCCGAATAATGCAACATATCTACGAGTTGTTTGATGGTAAAATCTATTTCCAAACATTATAGCCAATCCTCGCCTTCACCGAACGGATTTCCTTCACTGAAATCAAGGATATTATCAGCAGTGTTTTCAATAACAAAATTGTCAGCATTTTCTCCAACATCTTGTGCAACAATATCAATTGCAGTATCAATACCGGTCAATTCATTCGTTGTAACTGTTTTGTATTTTTCATAAAGATTGTCAACGGTTTCGATGCCTGTTGTAAACCTTTCATTACTGTATTCAAATAATTCACACTTAAGATCATATGACTGTAATGATCCCATTTGATAGAATATCGCTTCGTGTTCAACATGCATGATTTTAAATATCTTATTGTTTAGAGGGAAGTAAATCAAATCACCTTCAAATGGACGTACTCGTTCAACATCTTCAATAAGTCCCACTTCTTGCTCCCAAGTTCTCATAGCAACTGTTAGTGTCATAGAATCACGAATTTGTAATCCGAACTTAGATAAGAAATCACCTTCACCCTCAAACCCATCAACATTCTTAACATACATTTCAACTTCAAACGCCGTGTTATATACAGGAAGATCATCTTCATTTAGCAAGTCATCATATCCACTATCGATAAATGCAGGTTGACCTACATTTGTATCGACAGGTGATTGAATTGTAATTGTTGGCGGAGTCAGGTAACCACTTCCTGGATTATCAACAGTAATACCTGTAACTACACCACGAATAATTGTTACAGTTCCTGTCGCTGTTGTGCCGCCTATAGGTGCATCACTAAATGTGACTGTTGGTGTTGCAAGATATCCGTGACCGTGATTCAAAAAAGAAATCTCATCAACTGCTCCTGCACCAGTAATTGTACAGTCTGCACTTGCACCTTCTCGAGGTGTTGCTTGATATGTAGGAGTTACTTTAGGTATGTAAAAACAATCTATTCCGAAAATTTTTATCGACTCGACAACAAGGTCCTCAATGAGGGACTGCTCCATCGAGTTTTCGTAATTTTCAAAATAATAATTTTTAGCCATGACGCTATCCTATCATGTCCATAACGGGCAAAGAGTATGAAGTAATCATATCCTCTTCCAACCGTTGTATTTCCTCTCTAGCATCGTTTAAAATTTGTTCGCCGTTAAACTGCACATTACCAGGTAATGTCATGCCATTAAATTTAGTGAGGTTTGAACCCCATTGATATTTGATCTTCGCTGATGCATAATTTTGCAACCATCGATCTTTCCAAACATCTTGATATACGTCAGGATCAACAATCTTATACGCTTCGATTGCAACAAATGTTCCGATGTCTAATCTAGCATGTTTTGTGTCAAGGAACAACTTGTTTACATGTCGATTATATCTCATAGGAGTCATACCTACGAGCAATTCTTCCATAAACTGCAAATTCATCATTGACATGTAAAAATGTGTCAAATTATAGTTGACAATATCATGTAAGTTGTTTAGAACAAATTGATATTGAACATTAAACATGCCTGAACCAGCAGTAATATTAGAACCTAAATCGAATACATTGATTGCGCCAATGATGTTTTCAGGCATTGTGATATAACCTGCTTCATGCAATCCTTTGTATATTGAATTAATAGTAGTCGGTGTACTTTGACTTGTGCTTGTTACTTGTTCACTTGATTGAAATGGCACATCAGCATCAATTAAATCTTTATAGTAAATATTGTTACCTTCGATTGAAATGATTTTTGCTTCAGCGCCACTTGTTGCGCCTGTTACAGTATCATTAACAGCAAAACCTGTCGCATCAGCAACAGTAAGATAAGATCCTTTTAATTCGTGTCTATAATATGTCCTTTCCGCACCATCGAAATGATAATCCCAATAATAAGACAATGCCTCTTCAACACGATCATCAACTTGATCCTGGTCAACATTAATCTCAATGACTGGTTTACCTAGTTTCCTAAGGCACCATTCTTTGAATTCTTTTTTAGTTGTTGGCTGTGCCATTATTGTCTCCGATTAAACTTTAATTCTTAGTTCGCCTGTTGATGTTTTGTACACTGTACCGTCATCTAAACTACTGGCCAAAGCATTGGTATCATATTCTGGTAGATCTGCAAGAACTATATTTCCGTTGAAAATTGACCTTCCTGTAACTTGTATCGTATCAGTTGACCTAGCACCAGTTGTTGTAACATCAACACTTGTTGCACCCACTATAGCGGTTCCGTAATGAGGTGCAATTCTTACTAGTCCTTGATCATCGGCGTCTAATAAAGGTACACCTGAAACATCATTAGCGGCAAATAATGTGCCTGTAAGATCATTTGATATTGAAAATAGTGTACCCGCAGATCCATTAAAATTTAATGTTCCTGAAGAATCAATCTCCAAAGTTATAGGTGAATTATTATTTCCTGTAAACTGTATTTCAGGATCATGAACCCCACTATTCGTTCTTGGTCTTACGACTATATTTTTATCTGCTGCGGCCATAATTATTCTCTTAAAATTGGTATATTTTAGTATTTATACATTACAATCTGTCATTAAGAAGGTGTGGGAAGTCTCTGATAAAGTTGTGCATATGAATCTACAACCTGTGAAGATGTGAGTTCACGATTCCATGTCAATATGGGTCCCATAACACCTATAAAAGACATCGCTGGCCTGTAAGCGGCAACGCCTGTTGTCGGATCAAGGCCAATTGTGCCTATAGCCTGTGGCACTGCATTGGAGTTGGATTGCAACACTCGTTTATCCTCCTTTATACGACTCGCATTCACATAAAAGTTTGTGTATGGATAGTTTCCGCCTTGTTTGTCCGCTGTTAATGTTAGCGCTCTCCATCCACCTGAAGAAACTTCATCATAACCATCATTCTGTAAAATATCTCTATAAGACACTGTACTTATATTATTATTGTAATATTTCCAGCTATAATCAGTTTGAAGAGTCTGCGATTCTTGCCTACTATAATCTCCTTCTAAAAAGAATTGAGATCTATCTAAATTACTGTTACCCTTTTCCGACAAAATATTAATGTCATTATCACCAGCAGACCCAGTATACAAATTTTCCTCGTTCCATATTAACGGCCTGTTGATATAAATCCACACTTGAATTGTGTATCCCGAATCCGCCCAAAGGTCTATATTAAACGTGCTTGCAAGATCTACAAAATATTGACACCCATAATCATTACCAGCTGTCATTGTAGGAGTGGGAAAATCTAAATACCCGGCAGAATTAAGCATTACTGCATCTGAAACCGTGCCTTCAATTCCCCCTAGTATAGCATTATAATCAGTTGATGATGAAGTAGGTGTTTTTACTTTGATATTTCCTCGAGGGTTCCTCGGATCCCACATGTGGGCTATGTCACTTAAAAAAATCGGATTAGGATTTCCAGATCTGATACCCATTACGCACTCCCGTTATCTAAATATAACCTTCGCCATTGATTGAAGGCATCATCCACTTCATCATCCGTTAAATATCTATCCCACAAAGCCACAGGACCAATTTTCCCCCTGAATAATTTGTATGTATCAAGACTATCTGTTGTCACATCAGGATGCCCCCCGATATAATCAAAGCCTTTCTCCTGAGGCACTGCTCGTGGGTAATCTGCGACATAATAAATTTCGCCATTTATAAATGCATTAGTTTTATCATACAAATGAGTGTGCTTATCCTCAGTATTATTAGGATCGGACCAATCAACATAAGATGAATCATTAAGGAATACACTTGAGAACCCTGCGTGGCCTCCCTGAGGGTGATGACCAGCTGTTGGTATTCCGTATCTTGACTCTATTCCTTCTCCTACTCGATATATGTAACAATACCATTTACCTGTTACTGTTTCAGTTTCACCTGTGTTTGGATTTGTATGACTTGTAGTATTGACATCTAAAGCAATCTTGGGGTCAGGAATAGCTTGAGTTATAGCAGGTCTATGAGTAAATCCGTTGTAATATGGTTTCCATGATAGTGATCCGTTAGCATCACCAGTTGTAAACCCACCATCTATCACAAACCCGTCGTGAGACCGGTAAGGGTTGTCGGTGCGATGAGTCATCACTATTGTTTCGCCATTGACCTGGTCGCTTACATATATCCATATTAAAAAAGTCCCTTCTCTAGAGAACCCTCCGTCCAGGTTTTGGTGATCCAAAGTATGGTTTTTAAATGCTGTAATATCTTCATTATGCGATATAGATATATAATGATTAATAATAGGAGTACCTGTTTGTGATTCAAATACGTCAGAGGTTGACGTTTCACCGAACGAAAAGTATTTTCCTCCTGATATATTATTTGTGATACTATCCACAATTGAATTGTCACTTACAAATGCAATACCCTGATTAGTATAAACATCATTAAGGGTATAGTTATTGTTGGCATTCAGAGAACCAACACACCTAGCATTATTAGGGTCAAGGCACCATTGTAACCCGTTTGTAGGAAAAGTCATGAGTTTATCTCTTCAAAAGGTGAATGAAAATAAAAACAATAAAATTTGAGTTCATCTGATCCTGTTGCTCCAATATCAAACTCTTTATTTGGCCCCCACCACGCTTTTGCATCATTATCTTCACCGTTCCAATTAGCAATTCCCCAAATGCCGTCTTGCTTGCCACCAGGACCCGTCTCATTCATATTGCCGTGCAAAAACTCTCCAGGTTTCCACCCCCAAAGGCCGCCATCTTGCGACATCTTGCGTCGAGACGACCCTGATGCAGTGCTGTAAGTACCGCCTTGCCAACTCCCTGAAGGGATTTGATTTGTAGAATAATTCCAACCTTGTACAGTGTTAGTATTGCTTACATTTGCATCAGGGTGAGGAAATGCCGTAGTCTTTAAAATGTAAGGATTGTCAACACTACTAGGTTTTCCGTTCACTTGATAGTATCCTGAAACATCATGCGTATACCCGTGAATAAGATAACAACTTTCTTCCTCACGGTGTGTGCCTGTGCTACCCATTGACCGATTTGAAGCACCCAATTCACGCCACACATCTCTTGCCTGTTCTATATCATCAGCAGCAGATTTAGAAGGTCCTGTATTAGTGGTTCCTGGAATTGATTCTACAATAAACCAATATGTTGTTCCAAGATACTTATCTTTTTCAAAAGCTGCCATGCCTAAACAGTTGTAAGTTTGACGTAATCGATGGTGTCTATAATTTCCACTAGCATCGAGATTATCCAATGGTGCTTGGTATACATAGTTATCGTCTAGCATCGGATCATCCCAACACCTTGGATTAAACATTTTATGTACCATTCTTGACGGAAAATGTCCAACCTTATCTGGTGTTCTTTCATAACGTGTGCCACCAAAATCCCTGCACAGTTTTCGTGGTTTGGTGGATTCGTTGGTACCATCTAAATTGTAATTTGATACGTTAAACGCCTCGAGATCTTGTGCCATATGCGTTTCATCAAGAACTGAGTGACAAATAGTTGGGCACCATGAAGCATTTTCAAGTGCATATGTAACTGTCCGGATATCGCTTTCAGCCGTAAAATCTTTTAATGCTTCGTCTATCTCTTTCTGTACATACGAATTTCTTTTATAATAAGGTGTATCAAGAATAATGTTTGAATCAATGTCGATTTTAGATTTTTCAACAGGTTCGAATGCGCTCTTTGTGTTATCATATAAACTTTTAATTTCAGTGGATGATAATGTATCATACTTCCAAGCATGCACACAAGAAATTTGTAAAGGTGCAGGACCGCTGCCCTCCCAGTTAACACCGTCCACACTACAAAATCTTGACTTTCCTGAGTTGTCTCTGCTTCCGTTCTCGAATGTCTCCCAAGACGCTCTAGAAACTTTTCGTCCCAAATACCCAAAAATACGGCGTGTGGTTGTTCCTTGACCTAATGACAGTAAACTTGCGTTATAGGCGCTTGTGCTTACAAGCGATCCATTAACATAAATCTTAATTAGACCATCCGATACACTATAAGTAAAACTCAGCATCATCCATTCGTTGTACAATCTTTCAGACATGCCACCAGGGTTCGCAACTGAACTTAAACCTCCTAGTTCTGTGTAGTTGGTTTCATTAGCAATTGATCGAGTTCCTAACTTAATACTCCCAGAACTGAGAATCTCGGCGTAAACATGTCCAATATCAAACAAAAATCCTTTACAAACTCTGGAGTCTTGCGCTTTATAAGGTAAACTGCCGTCTCCTCTACACCACATAGAAAAAGTGAATTCATCTGATTGATCAGTTGCAGAAAAACTAAACCTTGAATCTATAGCTCCCCATGACAAATGTTTCCGCCGCTCATATTCTTTTTCCGTTGAAGTTGCAGCACCACTATGCCTAAATCCTGCAAGTTGGATGTACCCAGGAGTTGTTTCATGAGTTTC